ACCTTATTCACCTCGAACTTCGGCTTGTTCTCGTACTGCTGCTCCAGCGGGCCTTCCCACTGGGCGCCGGCAATCGAGTAAAACCGTCGGTCCTGCAGGCACTGCAGCCGCTCGTTTCGCAGCGCCGACTGAATCGCGTCAAACTGCCGCAGGGCTTCGGCGTGGGTGTCACGCAGTCGCTGTGAATTCGATACTCGTGCCATCTCAAACTCCCACGCGCCCAGCGTTCCAGTAATTCACAGTCGGCAGTGCATACGCCGACAACTTCGGGGTCGCGGAGAAATCGCCATCCGATCGAATCGGGAACGCAAACGTTACCGCAATCGCGTCGGCCGCGTCCGGGCTAGCCAGGCCACGGGCCTTCATCTCCTTCTTCGACTCCAGGAAAATCTTCCCCGTCGAATCCGGCTTCGCCCGCACGCCCGTCAGGTCGGTCTTCAGCGCCTTGTCCGGCGTCACCGCCGCCGTGCGCAGCCAGTCGCGCAGCGCGCCCCACATCTCGGCTCGCTTATTGCCCCACATCACCGGCCTGCTGGACTTCCACCCAAAATTCACCCCGCGCACCTTATACCGCTGCTCGTTCAGCCTGTCCAGTATCCCATACCCAAGCCCGCCTTCGTCGATCACCGTCATCGCCGGCCTGTACCGCTCGATCGCCTCAATGACGTGCCCCACCACCGTCATCGTGTCATCGCCCCGATACCGGTGCAGCGCCAGCAAATCCCTGCCCTGCCGCACCGCGATCACGGTGGAGTCGCCCCCAGTGCGAGCCGGGTCCACACCCAGCACGATCGGCGCGTCAGCGTCTTTCCACTTCGGCCGAGCCATCGCCTCGTCCACCAGCTTTGGTGTGATGAACTGGTCGTCGCCGTCAGACGGGAACTGCCCGTACACCTCGACGCGGGCTTCGCGGGAATCCTCTCCGTATTCGGCAATGATCGCCTCGTACACACCCTTGTCGGTATCCTCTACCGTACGCGCGTCAATGCTTTCCGACGCCCAGAAATTCCGTTTGGCGTGGAAGCATTCGAAAAAATACCCAGCGTTTCGCCGTGGGTTACTGAACGCAAGCCAGAACCGGTGTGGCGTGTTTTCCGTGAAAAACCCCGCAGCCACTGACCAGATACTGTCCGGGATACCCGACGCCTCGTCGAACACCACCATCATGCCGTCATCATTGTGCGGCCCAGCGTAACCGTCCGGGTTTTCCTCGCTCCAGAGCTTGCCCTCCGCGCCCCAGTACCGCGTGCCCTTCTTCAAATCGCGCTCCACCAGTTCCGTCAGCCACTTCGCCGGCACGATCCGCGTGGCGCTGATTTCGAACCAGTGCGAGTTCATCAGCATCGCCAACCACTTCGTGATTTCAGCCCAGGTCACGCTGCGCAACTGGTTCTCACTGTTCGCCGAAACGATCACGCTGGCGCCGATCCGCGTACTCAGCATCCAGAGCACCAGCCAACTGACCAGCGCCGACTTCCCGATCCCCCGCCCCGAGGCCACCGCCAGGCGCATCACCTCGTACATATCCCGCGTGCCGTTCGCCGCAATGTGATCCCGGATCTTCCGCAGAGTCTCCCGCTGCCAGCGTCGCGGACCCGTGCGCTTTTCCAGCGGCGTGCCCTTTTCGCCCCACGGCAGCACAAAATTCACCCACGCCTCCGGATCGTCGCGGAGTTTGGCGCTCCACATCCGGCTCATCAGCGCCTGTTCTTCCTGCGGAGTGTATTTTGGGGTTTGCATTTATATCGTCAGCGGCTCATATCGGCGCATATTGGCTCATATCGGCGCGTATCGGCCAAATTTCATTGGCTCAGTTTGGCTCAGATTAGAACCGCCTGTTCGGGCTTCGCCCGTTCCGCAGGATCAAACAGCGTGCCCTGCGCGTAGGCCCGCTCAATGCGCTCGCACGCGATGTCAAAGTACTTGGGCTCGCGCTCGATGCCAATGAACTTGCGGCCCATCTGGGCGGCGGCCACGCCGCAACTGCCCGAACCCATGTAGGGGTCTAAGACTGTCCGGATTGGTTGGGGCAGGTAGTCAATGCACCAGCGGTAAAGTTCAACAGGCCGCTCGCATGGGTGGCTGCTTTCGCCCTTATGCGTAACCGTGAAGTTTGTCCACGGAATGCGAACTATCTCTGTTTTTTTAAAATGCGTGCAGCTCGCAATGTCAGCTTTGCTGAAATTGGGCATTGGTTGGCATTTGTCCCAAATTATTGCGCCGCCATTTTTCTCAAAACAGTTGAAGAAATTTGCACCCCAAATAATCCGTTGCCGCGACATTGCGCGAAGCATGGCAAAAACTTCAAGGCTTGGGGTTTCGTCATTCCATGTGACGGCATTTCCGCGAGTGTTGCCCGATGTTTGAACGAAGTTCCCAATTCCAAATGGCGGGTCCGTAATCACCGCATCCACACGCGGCAGCGTCGGCAGAATATCCCGGCAGTCGCCCAGGTACAGCGTGGCGTCGCCGATTACGCGAATCATGCTGCCCTCACATGCAACGCAGAGGCAGCAGCAGCATACGCGGCCGCAGCCGCTTCTACGGTGTCAAAACTGCCAAGATACACACTCTTTTTGTGGGCCTGAATGCGGGCTCGCCATTTGTTGCTGTGCGGGTGACGCGTTACGCCACGTATGCCGACCGGGCTGTCTTTGCGCGTGCAAGAATTTTGAGTGTTGACGTACTGGTCAGTATCCCGCAAATTGCAGATCCGATTGTCGCCTGTGTTGCGGTTGATGTGGTCGATTACGCCTGACGGCCACACGCCGTGCGTGTACAGCCACGCAAGCCTGTGGCCGCCATAAACTTTCTTGTCAATGCTTATTCGAACGTAACCACGCTTATCAAAGTAACCTGCTCTTCCGCCAGGTTTTGCAATGCTGCGCGTCACGTTCCACGTAAACACGCCAGTCTCCGGGTCATACTTCAGCAGCTCGTGCAGCCGCTGCTGTGTCAGAATACGCGTAGCCATCATCAGCCTCTGTTCCAGGTTGGTGGGTTAGAGCCTCAGCACCGCGCCAACGGTTCTGGGGCTCGATCATTTTAGCGTCTTCCACAGCGCTGTCCAGCACCTGCGCCATCCGTTTTTCGGCCTGCTCCAGCGCAGCGGTAATCGATATCTGCATCGAGCCCTCGACCTCCATACGCTGCGTGGCAACCCACGAGTGCCTGTGCCGCAGAAACTCTAGCGCAGCCTTCGCGTCGCCCGCTTCAGCAGCATTAAACACCACGCGGGACATCGACATCTCACTGTCCGCACGGCCTTTCATCTCGGCAATCTCCGCAGTGCGGTCCATCAGCTTCAGCCGCGCAAACTCCTCCGGCAACAATCCGGCAGCCAGCGCCAGCGATTCGCCCTTTAGCCCCAGCCGCGCACCTTCGTAAATGCGCTCCAGCACCGCAGGAGTGGCTTTCAACTCTCTGGCGCGGATGGGGAGGTCGCGGAACATGGGGGGAGTGTAATGCAGCATCCAGTGAAATGCGATCTGTGCGGCAAGGCACCTTTGCGCGAAAAATAAAATTGTTTTCGGGGGCTCCGCTTTCGACCATGCCGCGAGCCGTTTCGATGGGTATACCCCCCTCCCTATCCCGCTCGCCCTGGTCTCGTCCCGCTCGCGCCCCGTCCCGGTCCTGGTCCCGCTCGATCGGCGCCCGTCGAGGTCCTGCCTGCAGCGCATGCGCAGGGTCTGCAGCGACTGGCGGGGTCGGTCGTGGCGCCGAGGACTTTCGCGTCGAGTGCGCAGGGGCAGTGCCCCGTGGGGGGTTTCTGTGATCGACCTGCGTGGGGCAGTGCCCCATGGGGGTCGCACTTAAAGTAATACTTGAACCGTGGGGCACTCGTCCCCTCTGGGGCATACCCTTTTTATTTACCTCAACCCCCGAGCCGTTTTCTTAAAAAGGATTATCGGTATACCCCACAGGGGGCGTCAGAGGGAAACTGCCCGTTTTTCTCAGGGGACGTCGCAGGGGGCGTCCCCTAGCACTCAGGGGGCGCGCAGGGGACGCTGACTGCTGCCGGCCGGATTTGTAAGGTTCGCGTAAGGATTGAGCGCGACACTGCATTCACTGGCTGCACGGTGTGGCCGGTGAAGGAGAGACGAGATGACGAAGATCCAGCAGCGCGACGCAACGATGGCCCGCAAGGCTGTTGCCCTGGGGATGCCCGACATGGCCGCGCGCACACTGAGTGCGGCGCACAGGGCAGCGATGCGTGCCAGCGATAAGCGCGAGATCGAGGCCCTGGCGCGAGAGTTGGGGATCACTGGTCAGCGTGACTGGGTGATCTGCGGCTGACCCCAGCCGCTCGCCCTGCGTGCAGGGCTTGCGGGTGCGGTTAGCGCCGATAACCGAAGGAGTAGACGAGATGACCCGATATGAAACCCTGATGACGATCGCTGCCGACAGCCTGCAGACCCTGCGGGCGTGCGATGTGTATCGCGTGCTGGACGAAGCCCCTGCGCGCATGCGTGCTGGCCTGGCAGATTGGATCGCTGCTGGCCGGCCTGACTTGGCGGCCGAGTGCGCCGAATGTCTGGCTGATTTGTGAGGAGATGACGATGCCGACATACCGCGGTTTTTATTTGCACCGCTCAGGCCGTGACTGGTATTGGATCGTGCCAACCGGCAATGCTCAGACTGGCGGCGCCCGTACCCGATGGGGCACGCTGGCCGAGATCCGTGCTGATGTGGACGCCTATTTGGCGGGCACGCTGGAGCCGCACCGTCGGCCGTCCTGGGCCTGACTGGAGGGTAGACCGATGATCTTGGAAACCCTCGTCCACGCTGCCGGCCTGGCCGTGTGGGCCGGCACGCTGTGGCTGATCCTCACGTCAGGCTGATGTAAGCCACGCCCCCGACACTATCCCCTGCTGGCAGATGCCGGCTCACACTGGAGACACCGATGAACACCTGGACCCTGATCGAAGAGCACGCCGACAGCGGCGTGACCCTGTGGCGCGACAGCCGCTATTGGCCACGCTGGGCTGTTTGCCCGGCCTACGGACAGCCGCAGGATGCCGACGCTTGCATCATCGGCGCAGGGTGGCGCTACGAAGCCGAGCAGCGTGCCCGCTCGGTGATGGCCGACATGATCGGTGCCGAATATGCCGCAGCGCGGCTTGAGGGGGAATGATGCACGACACCCCCCTCACCCTGCGCGATGCGATTTTCGCGATCGCGCTAGGCCTCGCCCTGGGCGCTCTGGTGGCGCTCGGACTGTAAGCCTGCCGTCAGCCTACCCGAAGACACTGAACCCGCCCCGATTCGGGGCGCACACTGGAGAGACACCATGGACCGCGTTACCGTATCCCACTTGCAAGCTGTGATTTCCCGCATCAACCGCGAAACCGACTCGCCTGCAGAGACTTACGTCCTGGACGCTGACGGCAAGAACCGTGCCCAGATCGGCAACTATCACCTGTCGCGCGCCTACGGCGGCTTCGCACTGCACCGCATGGTCACCGAAGGCGGCGGCGTTTCGTCACCCCTGAGCACAGGCCACATCCCCGCGCGTGACCTGATGAACCGCATGCACGCCTATCTGGCGGGCCTCGATGCTGCCCGCCGCGCCTGACACCCCGCAAAGCCCGCAGAATCGGCCCCTGTGGCCGTTTCCACCGGCTCTGCTGGACTACCCCTGCCTCCCGCCTGGCGCGCGCCCTGTGCGCGTTCCTGCGGCGCCCCTGCCGGACGTCGAGCCGGCTCTGTTTTGAGGAAAAAGCATGATCGACAAATTGCACGCGACGCCAGTCAATCGCGCGGCGATGAAAGAACTAAACGCGCCGAAAGGCTACACCGCCTGCGTCATGGATGACTGCGAACTTCACCCAGAGCCGCTAGAGGTTCTGATGCGCAGGGTTCCGCAGATCATAGACCTACGTGGCGTTGTCTTCGGCTCTGGCGCAAGGGTCATTGGGTTCTGCAAGCAACAAAGGCGAGAGTATCTGTGGACTGTGCAGTGCCAGTGCGGCCGATACGACACCATCATGCAGCGCGGAATACTGATGCACCTGCGCAAGGAAAAAGACCACGGGGAAAATTATCGCGGCTGGGTTTGCGCTCAGTGCTATGTCACCAATCGAATCAAGCAAGGATGGAGACCGCATGATGCTAACGTTCAAAAATCTTGAACTCACCACCGACCAGCTCGAGGTCGCCCGCGCTGCTGCTAATCGCGTGTTCACCGCTGCCGACCTCGAGCCGGAACAGTGCTGGCGCCACGTCGTCAGCCTGATGGCCGGCGGCCTGTTCAATCGTCGCGCGGTAGCCATCTGGCACGATGCCGAAGACAAGGCCGTGCGTGCTGCCATCGGTAGTTGGCGGAATGCGCCGCTGAATGCGATGATGGACTGGGTGCCTGATACGAAACAGGAGGCCGAGAAATGACCGACAGAGAACTGCTAGAACTCGCTGCGAAGGCGGCAGGATTGCACGTAGGGTTTGGATATGCCTATACAAAAAGTGGGCGCCACGATCTTTACTGGAGCCATGTTCACCATCAGCTCGCGTGGCACGATAAGACTGCAGGGTCAGAATATCCTGAGCCAGTCTTTTGGAATCCCATTACCGACGACGGTGATGCGCTGCGGCTGGCGGTGAAGTTGCGGCTGGAGCCACGATTCCTAGACCTGGATCATCCCGCAGGTCCGCCGCGCGTGACTTTTCACAACGTCGCCGGGCTGGTTGAGCTGGCAGGAAATGATCTGCTGGCCGCCACCCGTCGCGCCATCGTGCGCGCAGCCGCCGAGATCGGGAGGGCCGAGAAATGATCCTCGCCGGCCTGGCCATCCTGCTGGCGCTGCTACTGGCGCTGCTGCTCGACATATAATCCGCCTGCCGCACTTGTGCGGTCGTCTCCTCCTTCCGGCACGAGCCGGTTTGCCCCGAGTCGAGCCAGTCTCCTCGGGGCATTTTTTTAGCCTGCCTTGAACGGGTAGACTTTCGCGGCCGGCATCAGGGATTCCAGCATGCGCCGCAGGTCTGCCCGACTGTGCTGGTACTTTTCTAGCGTTTCGGTTGACGATAACAGGTGCTTTTTCGTCGGGTGCTCTGGCGTTTTCACCTTCCCGAGATCCAGCCATCCGGCATGGCCTGCAGCCACATACAGGCTCTGGATGCTGATTTTGTGGTGTTCCATCCCCTGCTGGATCTCGTCGATCAGCGGTTGCCACGGGCCCATGATCGCACCGGCCCGGAACACGCCAACGCGGTTACGCATGGCCTCGGCCAGCAGCGCCTCGCCTGCCGACAGGCCACCCTCCAGCATGACCGTTTTCGCGTCCGTCACTGGCGGCCGATCGCCTGGGCTGAAATTCGACACGTCCCGCTGCCGCAGCCAGTACGCGACGCGATCCAGCCCACCGGCCTGATACCAGGCCCACAGGGAGCGTGCATCCTGCTGCGGGAGAATCCCCGCCTCCGACCACAGGACCATCCAGCGCCGATCGTCCGCCGAGAGCGACAGGCTGACCCGCTCGTTGCTGAACCCGAGCACTGCCAGTCGGTTGACCGCAGGGTATGGGTGCCGCCCTTTTTCGTTCACCGAGAATGTTTCCGGGGGCGCCGCTAGTAGGGGCTTGAGTTTGTTTTCCAGCGCCCGCCTGTCGGCCAGTGCTGGCTCACGCAATTCGTTCAGGACCAGCACCTCTGAAAGCACGAAGTAGTTGAAGCTGGACTGGATCTCCTCCGTCGTCACCGTGCGCACGTTCTGTCCCGTGCTGCCGCCGATCGCGTGCAGGAAGGGCATCCAAAGCGTGTCTTTGCCGGACCCCTGCCGGCCACCGTGCAGGATGCCGTGATTGATTTTGACGCCCGGGTTTTGCGCCTTGAAAGCCATCCAATCCAAGCAATGCTGGCGCTCCGCAGCATCGGGAATCATGCGCTCTGCGTGCTCCAGCCACGGACCGATATCGCCCGGAATCCCCGCCGGCCTGCCGTCGCGCCAGACGTTGCCGTAAACCTCGCCGTCGTGGCCGACGAATAGCGAGTTCCCAGGCGCGTAGATCATGCCGGCCAGCGTGCGGGCGCCCATCGCAATGCGGTTCTCGTCGTATGACGTGCTGGCAGTGACGCGGGAGTGCAGACCGTTCGCGTTCGCGTGGATCGAATACATCTTGTGATGCCGAAACGCCGCGTCGAATGACTTGCGCTCGACGAGTTTCCTGCGGTGCAGGTCGAAGAAATCCGCGCTCGACAGCAGAAACGCAAACCGACGATACCAGTCTGACGGCTCCAGCGTGCCGATTTCGTCCGATGCTGGTGGCGTCGGATCCGCTGCCGGCTCAGGCTCTGGCTTCGGCCCCGGTGGCGGTGCTGGTGGCTCCGGGCCACGCAGCACGCTCGTGCGAGGTGCGATCCACGACCGCGCTGCCGTCCACCGGGTCCAGCCGGAATCGGCGCAGTCCCAGCCGTCGGGCTGGCCCGTCACGTCGATGATTTTTATCTCTGCGGCGATAGGCGCCAGTATTTCCGCCAGGCGCTGCATCGCGGTTACGCCGGGCTCATCGGCATCCGGCCACAGGAGCACCCTGCGCCCACGCAGCACCTGCCAGTCTGCCCGCCCCAGTGCCTGCACGCCACCGGACCAGGTCACCGCAACGTAGGGGCTGCCGGCCAGCGCTGCGGCTGCGTCTGCGGCTTTCTCGCCCTCGACGACGAGCACCGGATCCTCGGGGCGGGCCTCGAGTTCCTGCAGCCTGTACAGCGGCCTCGGCACCGGCCACTGGCCCATGCCCCAGCCGTCAGTGGAAAACGTCCACGGGATGATCTGCTTGCGCTGCCCCTCGGGGTCGTATCGGGCGACGTAGCCCAGCACGTCACCGTTGCCGTCGTAGTACGTCCACCGCTGGCTTGGCGCGCCGAGCACGGGGTGGATGCAGTCGTGATCGGCAGACTCTGCGGGCACTGGCGTGATAACCGCCCGCTGCGGTTTCACTGGGCGCTGCGGCTTCGCCGGCACGTCACTGGTGGGCGCCTCGTCGCTGAGTTCGCGGTAGGCTTCGCCCATGGTGATTTCGTGGATGGCGGCGTACAGCGAGATGAGATCCCCGCCGCGTTCAGACGTGGCGAAATCTGCCCACCGGCCCGACAGGAGGTTTACGCCGCATGAGTCGCCCTCGCCGCCGGCCAGGTCGCCGCAGACCCACTCGTGGCCCCGGCGTCGACCGCCTGCGAGCCACTGGGGAACGAGGGTGTCGGCGCTGATCAGCAGGCGCTGGGCCAGGGCGGTGAAGTCGAGTTTGTTCACGCTGTCTCCAGAAATTTCGCATCGATCACCGTCGCCCCAGGCATCCCCCCAGCCAGCGCCGCCCGCGTCCGAGCCCGGATCCGCTCCTCGGCCCTGAACCGCTCCGCGTGGGTGATGCCGGCCAGGACGTCAATCATCGCGGCCTCAAGATCCCAGAGCGCCGCGAGTTCACCCGAGCGCGCTGCCCGCGTGCCGGTCGTCTGCATCCGCTGGATGATGTCCGCGCACGCCTGCTGGGCGTCTGAGATCACGCCGCTGGGGTCCGATGCCAAGCGCGCGCGCACCAGTTCCTCAGCCAGGTTCACGGAGTCGAAGATCGTATCCCAGTGCTGCTTGCTCGCCCGTGCCTCGCGCACTGCGTCGAGCGAGCCGCGCATCTGAAGCGCCCAGACTGTGCGGTCGTCTTTGCTCAGTAGGGCGGCGCCGTGGATGGCCATCAGGTGCGCCGTCGGGTTGATGCCGCGCGGGCGGTAGGTGGAGCGTTTTCTCATACATGCTCGCTCTCGTTGCCGATCAACTGCTGGCCCATGCGGACGACGCGGCCGAACTGGTGCGCCCTTTCCTCAGTTTGCAGCGCGAGTTTCGCGGCGTTGATCTCAACTTGAACGTTATCGTTTAGATTCTTCATGTTGGCAGCGATCGCCATGCCGATATGCGCGGGCATATGTCCCTCACGCAAGTCGACGATGGTCTGAATGATCATGCGGCGAACGTCGCCAAAAGTCATCGGTACTTCACCCATTTGTAATCTCCTTCCTTCAGATGAAAGCGCAGGATTTCCATCTCTGCGCGCGCTTTTCTGTTCTTCCGCTTGCAAATGCGGTTGAGGTTCGTCAACAAAAAACCGGCTCCATCAGCGAGCGGATTGCACGGCGGCTTACCCATCAGCATGCCGTAAAAGTCGGTCCCCGGCGGCAAGCAGTACTTGGCTCGGACGCGGCCCTCGCATTTCTTCTGCGCACAATCCGCAAGCCTGCGCACAGTTGCCGTGACTTCCAACTGCGAAAGGTATCGCTCTCTGCTAAGTCGCACCATTGCCCGCTCAATGCGAAGTTCCATTTCTTCGCGCTGCGGCCTCATGCGTCCCCCAGCAGCCTGACGGCATCGTCGACACTGCGGCAAACCCCGGCCACGCCCCCGGCCTGCCGGATCGTCTGCAAGAACTCCTCCTGTCCAGGCCGCATGCGCCCGGTGCGCGACTTCACCTCGATCGCCAGCGTGCGGCCGTCCTTCAGCACACCCATGATGTCCGACATGCCCTTCGCCGTGTTCGCCCTGATGTACCGCGTCGAGCCGTCCCTGTTGTGCTCTTGGAAGGTCCCGCTGTTCTGCCTCCAGCACTGCGCCACGCGCGGATGACGCTTCAGTAACTGCATGATCGCCTTGAGGATCTCGGCCTCGCTCGGCTCTCGCTGTTCTGCCGGCGCCGGCTCGCGCTTGACGCGCTTCTTCGGCTCTGGCGGGATGTCGATCTTCCGCACCGGCTTGCCCGACAGGGCCGCGTACAGCGCCTCAGATTTCTGGTGCGCGAGCATGGTTTCGCGTAGGGTTTTTCTGCCTCTCATGCCGCCAACCTCCAGAACACCGACCCCCAATCGGGCCCTTCCTGCTGCGGATTCGCCCAAAACGTGCCCCGCCTGACGCGCCCGATCGTGCTCCGATGCACGCCGAATACTTGGGCCAACTGCCGCTCACTGCGGGTCGACGCCCGGATCTCTGCGGCCATCTCCCACGTCAGCTTTGCCCGCGCCCGGTTTGCGCGCTCCACCTTCGCCTGCCGCACCGGATTCCGCGTGTGGCCGGTGGCCTTGATCGCTCGCATGCTGATCGTTGCCAGCGACACCATTTGCACGTGTGCAGGGCACACACAGCGCAGGTCGCCGCAGCGGCTGGTGGCGTTGTAGCTCTTGCGCCCCTTGATGCCCAACTCCTCTGCGATCGCCCGCCGCACCGGCCTGCTGTTGCCCTCGCCGCCGGGCTTCGGCAGCCACAGCACCGGCGTCACGCCGCTGCCGTTGTATGTGCCTTGCCAGATCAGGCAGTCGCCCTCTTCGGTCACGCGCGGCCTGATGCGCCGCGCCAGGTCTGCCGGCAGTTTCGCCAGCTTTTCGTCGATCTCATCCATGTCTGCTCCTGTGGCCGATCCGTCGGCATGGGGACGCGATCATAGCCCCGCCTCTGCGCTGCGGATGAAAACCCGCTATTTCTGTCGGGTATCGGTGATTCTGCGCTTGACGTGTCTGTCGGCGTGGGGCACACTCTCCCCGTCGTCACACAACACAGGAGCAGACAGATGCGACAAGAACCCCGAGTCGGATCATACGATCCGGACTACGGCCCGTATCACAGGAATCCCGCCGATCCGCGCACGCCATCCTACGACCTCCCCGATGAGGTCTACGACGAGGCGCAGGCCCGCGTGTTCTCGCACGCCCTCGACCTGGATGAGTGGCTCGCGGAGGCGCTGGGCAACGGCCCCGACGTTTCGATCGACGTGTCGAAGCTCGACGCGCCCAAGGCCAGCACCCGCGCCCTGCTGGTGGCGCTGTTTGTCGGCACTGACCAGCAGGTGCTGGCAGCCGCCGCAGAGATGCGCAGCCGTGCAGCCGCTGCGATGGAGCAGCGCATTGAGGACGAGGCGTGGGATATTTACGACGCCCAGCGTTACGACAACTATGAGCCGCCCGAGCGTGACTTGGACGACGCGGACCACTGGTATTGAGGAGAAGACGATGAACGCATTACCCGTCAGCCAAGTGATGGACATTTACGCAATCTTGCGGGAGCTTGAATTCCTGTCTGCGCGCCCCGCCCCTGAGCAAGTCGGCAGGCTGCGCGAACAGGCCGGCTTCCAGTGCGCCCTGCTGCGTCGGCGCATTGACGAAATCGCTGGCGACGTCAAGGTGGTGGCATGATCCTCGAAACCGCAGACCAGCGCACCGAAG